GACTGCAGCGCCGAAGGTGTATTTCACCCCGGAACCTGAATCAGTCACCCAGTCGTTGTAGTTGAAGATGAACTCAGCAGTTACAGGGTACTGAGTTCCACGAACAGCAAGTTTCTTAGCCATGATCCGGCCTCCTTATTGCGCGGTGTAAATAGAAAGCACACCGAAGTCTTCGGTAGTGCCGCCGGAATACTGGGTGTAGAACTGCGGCTTCTTGAAGCCGATGATCTTGCCAGTCGAGATACCTTGTTGGTTCTCGTAGTCGAAGCCCTTCTCGACCCATTCTGGTGCGCCAATGTCTGCCATACCCAATGCTTGAGCACCGCAGAACAAAACCTGACAACCGTCGATGTTACCAGCGCCATACTTGGACCCGCCGGCTGCAAGGCGTGTGTTAGGCACATGACGGAACTCATGCAGATACAGACCGTCGACCTTTACCGTAGACCCGCTGAACAGCTTGCTGTTGACGTCCTTGCTAGAGGAGTACCGCAAGTTAGCCATGTAGTCAGTGTCCATCTTCAGGCGAGACATCGCTTGTGGGGACAGGAACACGTGGTAAGTTTCTTCGCCGCCATCTTCACGGATACCACGGATGTAATTGTCCTTGGCGTACGCCTTGGCAGCTACGAGCATGTTCCATGTGGGATAGTCAGCGGCAGTGTCTCCGCCGTTGGTCGCGATATACGCGCCAGTGGAGTAATGGTTACCGGAGATTGTGCTGGATGCACCGCCCCATACCATGCGCTTGTTGGTAGCATCCCAACGGCCATAACGCTTGGAGGTAGGAGCCACTACGTCAGCGGCAAACTCAAGGAACGGAAGGTCAGAACCGATGCGGGTGCCGCCAGCGTTCTTGAACGAATAAGCGATGCCTGCCAGAGACAGGAACGCCAGTTGGTCCAGACGATCAGAAAGCCAATAAGCTAACTGGTCGCGGGCGTTTTCACGGAAGTTGATGATAGACTTTTGGTCTGCCATACGGCCTTCGTGACGATGCGCGTGACGCAGTTGGTCCAGACGGATCACGGTGTCGAAGCTCTTCAGAGCTTCTTCGTTGCCCTCCAGAGTACGATCCCCGGCAATACCGTCGCCTTCGACGTCGGTCAGCAGAGTGATAACGGCGCGTGCGCCCTTTTCAGTCTTCTTCAGCTCGGTTACGTGTTGGATAAGAGCGTTGGAATCACGCCCCAAGAACTTGTTAATGAACGACAGGTTACGGGCTTGTTTCCACAAGTCCAGCGACCATACAGTCTTTTGCTCGTTGGTGAGCAACGCAAAATTAGTAAGTGCCATTTGGCTCTCCTTTGTTGAAAAAGTTAAACGCTTGTGCTGACAGACTGTGTCAGGTTTCAGACCACGGTGTCGCTGCGGTGCGCGAGAGTTCAACCTTTACGGAGGTGGAGCCGGAACGCTGTGTCGTCGCGTACTTACGAAGCACTACATGACGCTGTATCGTCGCCGTCATACGAAGTGCCGGGTATTTTGCGTACCCGGCAGACGCTTTGTTACGTCAGAGAGTACATCAGATTGGACAACAGTGTCAACATTTCTTGGGTGGCTTTTTACCGCCGGACTTCTTTGGTTTACATGCCATATCAGTCTCCTAAATTGAGTCACCGCGCAAGCGGGCTTTCGTTGCATCCGGCAACGCCGAGAACTCCTCGAAGGACATGTCCGCCACGTCGGGATCAGCAGCGCGCTGACCTCTGGTGTCGCTGTCCTCACCCACCTCTTTCATGCTGGCGGGCTGGCGTTTCGTCGTGTCCAGATTCTTTGCTACCTGCTGCTTGGCTCGGTCTGAGCCTTTCGCCGCAGACAGGCCGGTAGACTTCGTGTCGTCGGTAGCCGCAGGCATGACCTTCGACATCACCTTCGTCACCGCAGTCTCCAACGCGCGGCTGGCTGGTAGACGCTCGCGCGCCATAAGGTCGCGCTGAGTAGCCAATACCATGTCAACCACATCCTGATCGAACGTTTCTGAGTCTGGACGTAGAATGTCATACGCCGCCTCGAGCCGCTCAATAGTCAGGTCCATGCGCACTTCTTCACGGGCTTCGGCGCGGATTCTATCGGTGTTGTTCGCCAGCTTCACGTCCTCGATCTGCTCTGTGATCGCCTCTACCTGACGCCCAAGCTCCAGTGCGCGATCCTTGTCGCCCTCCATGCGGGCAGTCTCCAGCTTCTCACTGATGACAGCTCGCTGCTCTTTCAACGCCTTGATGTCCGCGTTCTGTGTCTGTTGCTGAATCTGTCGCTCCAGATCGGCAGCACGTGCTTCTGCCGCCTCCTTCGCCAAGCGCGACTGCTCTATACGGCGGTCAAATTCAGCCTTTGGAATACTGATAGGACCGTCCTTCTTGGCGAACTTGCCGTCCTCGCCGCGTGGTTGTTCGTCAACGCTCTCCTCCGGCGCTTCTTCCGCCGCTGCTTCTGCCTCGGCGGGTGCTTCAACTTCACCGGCGACTACAGCATCGCCGCGATCTACAGCTCCGCCATCATCGCCGTCTACGGCGCGCATGATGTAGAAGTTCAGTAGCCGTTGGAATAGTTTCATTACATTTCTCCTTCGTGTGAGGTGGGTTCATCTTCCTGCTCTTCTTGCTGCTGCAACATCTGCTGGCGTTTGAGTATAGCGTCCTGCCGCCTGTCTTCGGCCTGCTGCGCTGCCTCCTCCGCCCTTATCTTCATGTCCTGCTCATGCTTCTCACGCTCGAACTGCAGCTTCATCTGGAATTCCTCGCGCTTCATGTCCATCTCCTCGCGCTTCATGTCCATCTCCATGCCGGTGCGCTCCTTCTCCATCTCGTGCTCGCGCTCCATCTTAGCCATCTCGGCGCCCGTCCCGCCCTGCGCCTCCATTCCTTCTTTCTGCGCACGCGCGGTCTTCAGGCTGGCGTCGGCATGCTTGTCTGCAACCTCCGCCTCCAGCTTGCCTACCTCAGCCTCGGCTTGACGCTGTTGTAGTGCTTTCGCCGCTTGTGCCTCCGGAGTCTCTTGGTCGCCGGACATCTGCTTGAGAATATCCCCCTTGCGCTGCAGGCGGCTGGCCTCGATAAGTACGCTGTCCGGGATAGCCACGCCAATCTCTTTCAGTGCGCGTGCTTGTTCGAACTGGCTGTCCTCCATCGTCGCGCGGAATGGTTGCGAGGTGATGGTGATCTGGTACTCGCCCAACGTGAGGTCGTTGGTTATTGCGCTTGTAGTGGGGTCGGCCTTGTTCACCTCTATCGTCTCTGGCTCCTTGAGCACGTCGTCGTGCGTGATCGTAACGATGCGGTGCTCCGTGTAATACTCCTGTATCAGGTCGAGCACATTACGTGCGAGTATCCAATCGGAACGCTCAAGGTTGTCCATGACCTTGGTCAGGTTCACAGACCCGCGCTGCTGCTTGTAGGCGATGGCCTTCGCAGCTACGTCCTCCCTGTCGAACCCCTGCATGGAATCACTGACGTTAGAGATAGACTTGATGTGTTCTTCGGCCTTATAGCTGATACGGTCAAGCCCGGTAGGAGTCTGGTTAGGCTGAATCTTCTCGGCGTTGTTGATGTCGTCGAGTTCCAGCACCAGCCCGGTCTGCGCCCCGCTCTGCTCCAAATCCTCGATAGACATGTTACGCAGCGCGCCTGCCCTGACTTTCCAGCCGGAATTAGCCGTTGTGTTCACAATATGAAGCTCTTGACTGGACACCTTGTTCAGGATTTCCTGTGGTCCAAGCAGATTCTCTACGATGCCTATGGTCTTGCCATAGCGGAAATGCGGGAAGTATGGGACTACAGTGAAGTGCTTGTATGGAGACCAGTCGTCGTGCAGGACCAAATTGTCTGCTGTAACTGTCCAGCGGATTCGCTTGACGGTACGCTTGATGACGTTGAGCTGGCCCTGCGCCTTCTCCAGCACAGAGGAAATCTTGTTCCTGTCCCAACCGTCAGGCACCGGGCGCATATCGCCAGTCTCGATGTCGACGAAGTGGTTCTGCTTGTCCATCTTTCGATACTGCCGCTCCAACGTGCGGACTGACCGGCGCACGAACGTGCGATCAAGCATGCCGTAGTACGCCCCGCCCAACATCTGACTGGCGAAGCGATCACGGTAGCGTTCTACGGAGTCATATGAATATGGGAACGAGGACTCTACCTTCGTACGAAAGTAGTCCGCGTCTTCCTTGTCGTACAGTACCTCGATGTCATCAGCCGTGAGCCACTTGGTGATGATCACGTCGTTCCACATGTCGGGGTCGTACTCCTCCGCGTCTGGATCGATGATTACGTTCTTGCTGTTCAACTGGGATATTCGGACCTCGCCCTGCATGGCGTCGTTGAAGTCCATGCGTACGTCGTAGAAACCACGTGAACGGATAATGCCATCCGCGAACACATCTGAGCGTACCCACGGGAGCTGGTTGTTCTGGGAGACCTGCATCCAGACCTTCGATAGAGCTTCTGCCACTTCTGGTGTGGCGCCGTTAGATGGCCTGAACAGCACCTCGTTGCGGTTGTAAATCTGCTCCCCCATGATTGTGCCTACAGTGGAGATGATCTTGTTGATAGTCATCGCCGGGCGCTTCTGCAATTTTAGCGCGTTGATGTCTGTCTCGTTCCACTGCTCTCCTGCGAAGAACTGATCACACTTGTATGCTTTTTCAAGAAACTGATAATGACCGCGCTCCACCATCCAGCGATAACGATACCACTGCTCTGTTGATACATCATCATTTATTGGCATATCGCGAGTCCTCTTGGAGTGCGTTTGAGAATATCAGAAAGCGTCGTAAACAGTCAATGGCAGGTTAATAGATTTCTCGCACGACGAGGTAGAACGAGTTTCCGCTTGTATTTACGAACCCCTGTGTGTCAAAGCACATCCGCGTGGTATATCCGAAATAATTCCCTGCTGGGTAGATACCCCGCATCTGCTCCGCTGCCGGGGTATCTCCGAACCGCTCTTCATACGGCACGTACACCTTCGCATGCTTCATGTCGATGTGGAGTATCCGCACCACAACCGCAGGGGTCACGTTCCAGTAATCAACCTCCTCCACATATGACGCCATCAGGTAGACATTCTCCCCGGTGTCGTCTACGCGCATGGTGCCGAACGTCCACGACCCTGTAGTGATCCCGGATGGGTGGGTGAACTTGTATATCTCCTTCAAGACTGCGTCGCGAGTGCTGTATAGCGAGAACACCGCCGGGTCTGTTGCGGAGTCGAACACCCTACCGGAAACGGCTACTATGACGTCGCATGCAGTGGAGCATACGTGCCCTACCTCCTCCCCAGTAAGCAACACATTCGAGCTGTTCGCCTCTACGAGTAATTTCCAGCCCCCACTGTCGTCCGTGTAGTACAGGCGGGAGAACGTGACGCCGGGCGATTCTACCCGTATCTCCACCACCCTGTGTCTTCCACTGGACGCATACAGCCCTATCCGCCCGGAGCCCCCATAGAGGGTGGACCAGTGGAGGTAGTCCTCTGAACGTATCCATCCGGGGTGCCCTCCGGCTGCCTCCAGCCGTGTGGCGGTACCGGTCTCTGCGCATATCTCCCACAGTGTGCTGTATCCCGCGTAGTACAGGTTCGGGTTGGGCAAGTTCGCCATCATCTCATCAATGGACGTGAACCCCGCCCCCCAGAACAACACCCGAGTCAAGCCGTCGTTACAGTGCGTGGGGGCGGAGGCAAACCCTGAAGCTGGGGAGCTTGTGTCTACGCAGTAGAATGACGCGGCCCCGAATGTAACGTAGTGCCCCCATATCCCCCATGTACCGGATATTTCCACATAGATGTATTCACCCACTGACGTACCTACCACTCGCTCGCCTTTATCGGTGAAGTACACCACGCTTCTGAACAGCCCGTGCAGGTTTGCGTCCGGATACTGAAACTCCGACCCGCCGAATGGGATCGTGCCCTGCTCCCAGTTCCCGTCAGGGAGGAGGGCGAAGTACGACAAGAACCGGTTTATGCTGTCAGTGCCCCCGATGTACGACATTATCGTATATGTCGACGGGGCGTAGTGAGCCAGTGGGAACGTACGCATGAGGTACGGGGGAGTGTTGTACAGCGCGTACATCTGCAGGTCCCCCACCACGTCCGCCGTCTGTGTCTTACCTGACACCACTACGTAGTCATGCGTATACTCGAAGGGCGCCGCTGGACCCGTCATATACGCCCACTCCACGTCGATCAGGGCAGTCGTGCCGGTGTGTATCTTGGTGAGCATGGTAGTGCTTGCGTAGAACATACCCGGATGGGCATATGTATACACCCTTACTAAGGGCGCCTCCAACGGTGTCGTACCGTCGAACTCCGACAACACGCCGGCTGTGCCGCCGATGAACACAGCAAACACAGCGCCGGTCAAGTCGGCGATAGAGTCGCTCACGTGTATCAAAACCACAGCGCGCCGGTCTAGGCTATAACACAGCACGCCGGGGACGAGACCCGCTGCGCTCGCCGTCGAGAGCTGGGTCAAGTCATCGTGGGTACCGTACACCTTCACCGGAATTCGCATCTGCTCGTCCAGTGCATACAACGTGAAGGTAGTGAAGTTCCCGCCGACGTCGCTGAGCACGTCCAGACCTGCGTCGAAGTACACCGACCACGCCTCTTCCCCGCTGTGAGGGCGGTTGTAACTCTGCACAGATGCGTTACGCGCCAGATTGGCGTACTCGATTGTACCGACGCTGTCGTGTGTGAAGTCCGGCTCGTTCAGGAGGAACACGCTGCGCGGGACCGACACGCGGTTCTTTATGTAGATAAAATGCGACGTGGGAAGAAACGTGTCGGGAGCGTTGTGCGACACGCGCAGCGTGGCCCCCATCCACAGCCCTGTGGTGCGTGTATAGAATATTCTTACCGTGGCTCGTACGCGCTGCATCAGCGCCGTCCACCCAGCCGTTATGCTCGCGCGGCTGCGCCTGTGCTTCATGGCCTGCGCCATACCGATGACTGCCACACGGAACCGCTTCGGTGGGCGTGCGAAGCGAGACGGGAAGAACTCTACCGGCTTCATGCGCGCTACGCCGCCATGTGGCTGGTGCCGGAGAAGTCCATCTCCGCCAGTCTGTCGCGCCACCCTTTTATTCTCGGCGGCTCCGCGATGCGCGGCGCGCTCTTGCTCAGCGTCAGGCGCACGCACCATGCCAGCGAGTCAATCTGGTCGTCGTGCTTACCCGCAGGGAACCGAAGGAACTCCTGCTTCAGCGCGTCGAACCATGCCGCCTTCTCCGGCCACCATAACTTCCCTGACTGCATGCGCCCTCTGAGCGGCTGCGCCCGCACCATCTTGTCAGACAGCGGCTTCAGCACCTCGTAGCTGGGATAATAATGCTTGAACCCGCACGTCTTTGTGAACGTGGTCTCCAGCGCTTTCCAAATCTGCCCGTCCTCGAACCCTATCAGCGTCGGCTGCCACGCGATAGCGTAATCAACCACCGTCGTCATCAGGTCAATACCGTCGCCAGACCGGAACCGGAACACATCGAGCACGTATATATTGTCGAACTCGTCCTGCATCACGGTACAACCTACCGTGTAGTCGTTCAGGCTGCTCTCGGTGATGGCGAAGTCCCACGCCTGATATACATTCGCCCCACGCGTGTTTGGCTCATGCTGGTACATCCGGAACATGCTCTTCGTGAAGAACGCCCCCTCCTCCGGTGTGGGGTTCTGCTGATACAGCGCTGCCCACCACCGCTGCTGCCCCAGCGCGTAATATGTCGCCTTGCGCCGCTGCAAACTCTCCAGCGTGTACCGTTCCGGATGCAACGCAGTGTTGTGCAGACGCGTAAGCCTAGCCCCCTCGGGGACAACCGACCCGGGCGGAAGCTCTACTACCGTGTCGTCCGGCATGATGTACTCGTCGCCCAGCTCGTTTATGGCGGGGTACTTCACCACCTCATAAGTATCGGCACCCTCTATGCCGGATAGCACCTGTACCCGCCCCGCGAGATCATCTTCGTTCCACCACGTCATTATGATCAACACGCCTCCACCGGGGGCGAGGCGAGACTGGGCAGTAGACAGGAACCACTCCCAGTTGTTGTCTCGTATCACCTGCGAATCAGCCGCCTCTGCGTCCTTCACTGGGTCGTCCACTATGAGAATATTTGCCCCGCGCCCGGTAATCATCGTCCCGACGCCTGCGGCCAGATATCCCCCGCCGGCCAGCATGTTCCAGTTCTCTACGGACTGCGACTGCGGGTCAAGCTCAGCTCCGGGGAACACGGTCTGATAGCTCTGGTCGCGCATCATATCGCGCTGATAACGCGAGAACGACAGTGCGAGAGACTGCGCCCCGCTCGTCGCTATAATCTCCCAGTCAGGATGCCTGCCCAGCACCCAAGGCGGGAAGTGACGGGAGGCTATCTCACTTTTCCCATGCCGGACAGGCATACACAGCAGCAGACGCGGCTCTTTCTCGTTCTCCACATCCTCTACGAACCGCTCCAAGCGGCGGCAGATGTCCTCATGCACCCATCCGACCATATATCGTGGCCTGAAACGGCGTATGAAGTGCAATAATTTCTTGTTTGCGAGGGTTCTTGCGGCCAGCTCCTGCATCGTGGGCTGGCTGTAGTCGATTTCTGCCTGCGGGAACGGAATTCTCAGCGATTCTTCATCGCCTTCAGCCGTTGCGGGCATTATCTGCGGGGTTTCGGGGGTAAAAACATGGGTTTCTTCTGCTTCGGCGACTGCATCCGCGTGGGTACACTCAAGGCAAGTGTCGGAGTCGCTCATGGGGTACGCCGAGCGCGGCTTCCGTAGCCCGCAAGCTACGCATTTTCTGTCAGCCATTGACAACCTTGGGCATCGGCCTGCCTTCTGAGATCGCCAACAACTCCTCGACGCTCATCGATTGGAATTTCGACTGGATATTCATCTGATTCACGGTCATGTGAGTCACTTTCACCTCCGGCGCAGTGTGTCCCAGAATCTTTCCGACCTCCACCCACCCCTTGATCACTGCGTTAGGGTCGCCAAGGTGCCGCGCCATCTCTATCCCGTCGATTATCCCCTCGATCACATCGAGCCTGCGTATCTGCGTGGTGTCCGTAAGCCACCGGCGAGCAGCGGCGAGCTGTTCCTGCACAGTGGTAGACACCGCAGGAGCATGCGGGGTCGAATACCCGGCTTCAGCGGCTGCTGCATTATTGCTGTGCCCCAGCATCTTCGCATTCACGAAGGCTGCCTGCTTGGGCGTAAGCTCTGATCTAGGGCGTGCCAAGTAATACCCCCACGTCGTCCTCATCCCCACGGTACATAAACGCCGGGTTCCCCGCGCCTATATAGGCCGCGCCGATATTGAACTCGAAATATTCAACGGCGTCCTCGTAACTCATCCCGTCAGTGTGCATCATCTTGTCGATGACCTTGTCATAATCGTAACACACGACCTTCGAACGCCCTATCTGTTCGACCACCCCGACTATGCAGTCGCCAAAATCATTCATATCGAACGCCATACAGTGTCCTACCTCTGAATATGTGTGTGAAATTTTTTTAATTATATATGTGAATCCTGTATTTGCGAAGGCCGGGGGTGGCTTCGGATTCGTTTTCATGGGTGGGTACCGTACCAGTACCAGCTACAAGGCTGGTTCTACTATCCGCAAGGAAAATAATATCCACAACCATATAAGGGAATTCGTTTTCACGGGTGGGTAAGGAAAATACTGGGCTGGTAACCCACCCCCGCCCCCGGCGGATGGGTGGGCCGGTTCGGATTCACTTTCCGATACCGGTCAAGGAGTCCCTTTAATCATTGTTCAGGAGAACAAAATCATGGCAACTCGTACTACTACAACTAAGCAAGCTGTTAAGCAAACAACCAAGCCAACTACGACCCGTCGGGTCGTCAAGGCTAAGGCCAAGGCTAAGGCTGTCCCCACCAACAAGGTCATTGACCGTACCAGTACCAGCTACAAGGCTGGTTCTACTATCCGCAAGGGTAGCATCGCAACAAAGGTAGCCAGCCAGAACTTCTGGGCTGGTCTCACAGGCAAGTAACTAGGAGAATCAACATGGACTTCAAGCTCACAATCAAAGGCGCTGTTATCAGCGCCGACAGCAAGGTAGACGAACTAACAGTCGCTTCTACCATCACCCCAGCGGAGTTCGCTGAGATCATGACTACGTACCGGGACATTCTTGTCCCTCTTATAGCCATGTTCAAGCCTGAATAGGCTAAGGCCGAAAACGTCGCGAGACGTTCTGCACGTGAGGCGTGCACTGATGAGGCCAAGTCTTATACCCCAAAGCTCAGTGGGTATAGGACTGCACATGCGACGTGGTCTGTCCATCATACTGATGAGCAGCACGTAACTTCGAGCGTGTGCGGTAGGAGACTAGCATGCATGCTAATCAACTCACTCTGGCCCTGATCCAAGCAGGGATCATCGACAACATCATGTCTATGGAGGCTCGTAAGCCTTCTGAATACGTGTTCGAGTATGAGCCTGCGCAGAAGTCCAAGAACCCAGCGTTAGTGGATATTATCACGGACGCCAAGTTCATCAATCAAGCTGTTCGTATGGCGTATTGCGGACTGATCGGTGCAATCCTGCGTGCAAACGGCAGGGAAGAGCCGCTGTTTGACGAGGAGCCTGAGGTTGCTACAACCTCTGACCTCGCTGACAGGAGCGATACCATAGCTCCGATGTCTATCGAGCAAGGCATCCAGAACGCCAGTAATGTATGGCATTGGGCCAAGCACGTAGCACGGGCTGAAGGTAACGAATGGCTCTTCGAGATGACCCAGCGTGAGCTGGAAGTCCAGCCAGACGGCAGCAAGAAGGTCGTTACAAAGGTAGCACATGTCGTTCGTCCATTCTCTGAATGGATCAAGGACGAAAAGGCTGCCAATACTGACGACAGTCAGTGGGGGCTATCTATCCAGTTGGTTATTCAACTGGGCTATGGAGACCTTGTTCTTAACGAGGTATCTGAAGACCCACGTCTGGCAGTAAGCGAGTGGCTCAATGAAATACCAGCGAGCCGCGATAGTCTTACTACATCTCGTCGGGAGCGCATTGTCACTGCGGTTGCAGACCGCAAGTGGCGCGATCTCAATACGGCTGTGCAAACCGGTGTCGCTCGCGACATCGAGGCGCAGCTTCGTAACTGGATCATCATTGCGTACTCGCCCAAGGCAAAGGCGCATATCGCCGCATTCCGCGCATCTCCGGCTTACAAGACGGAGATGGTTAAGCGTGAGCAAGACAAGCTCCAGATTGAAGAGCAGAACGATCAGTTCCTCTTCGCGATGGAAGAACTCAAGCTCGGGCGTGCTGAGCTGAAGCTCAACCGTAAGATCAGGGAAGCCAAACAAGCTGAGTTCCTCAGCAAGTTGGAATCTCGCTATGCTGAGCTGGACGCTCGTCTAGCTGGCGTTAGCACACACTAACTAATTGAGCAGTTAGTGGCTTCATCCCCCTCGCAACGAGGGGGCTTTATCAAGCAGCTATCTTGGCTGCTTGGTCAAGCCTGAAAGGAGGCAACTATGTGGCATTGTCCGCAGTGTGGTTGTAACAACGTAGCACGTGTAGCACGTTGTGTGTTCTGCTATGCGCGGCGGTCTGCCCGCCCATACATACTTATAAGGAGAGTGTAGTACTCCGCAACGGGTCGTCGGAGGTTCTTGATTCATATCACCCACGTAACAGCACATATAAAGGAGACACAAATGAGCATCATGAAAGCTGCATTCATGGCGGCTATTGCCGATATTGATGGCAGCAGTCCTGAAGCCGTCTATCTAGCCAAGCACGGCGCGATGGACGAAGCTATCGCACTGGTAGCAGCTCAGTTAGCACACACGCGGCATGTAGAGACGCGTGATCTCATCGAGTCCAGCGAACCTCGCTACGGATTCGACAAGAGTGTGTACGAGCCAAGCCCTTGCATCACAATATCGGCGAAAGCCGTTAAACCCAACACGCTCAGTTACAACGAGCGATTTGCTAATCTTCAAAGGAGACTGTCATGAACGTAGGTAACTTCATTGGCCTTGGTATCAAGGCTATCGGTGACGGCATTGCCGCTACCGCATCTGCCATCGCAGCGACTGCATCGTCGCAAAGCGATGGTTTCGTTAAGGGCATCAAAGGTGTAAACCTTTCCAAGCGTCGGAAGCCCAGTATCATCAAGCCCGTCGCTCGTCGCACCTAGCCGTGTTTGGTCTAGGCCATGTAGACATGATGCCGTTATTCTACGGCATCATAATGTTCATAGGCATCTGGTCAATGTGGCGCAAACTGACTCGTTTGAACATATTCGGCTTCTTAGTAGAAGCCGGTGTGTTCTGGCTTGTCTTTTCGATGCATGGCGGCACAATGGCCGGAGGTTTTGCAGCAATGGTTTGTGCATTGCTCGCAGGTACGTTTTTAGCTCACAAATAGGGAGACAATTTGTCGGATAAATACCGACTGTTGTTTTTTTACAACAGAGTGTTGTAAAAATACAACAGAAAAGTGGAACAAAATAAACGCATTGTATTCAATGGTTTAAGACCACTTTTTCACTTTTTGTTCCACTTTCAAAATTAGTGGAACAGACATTATTGTTTAGAATCATCGACTTACGTGATGTTCCACTTTTAGGGGGTCTAATATCCAGCCCCAGCACACACACGTACATGATTTTTACCTACTTACGCATTTCTTATTTTTATGTCTCATTAACTCTCTAAAGTAGAACAGTAGAACAATAGAAGAACAGAAAGTTAATATATATTTAGTTTTCAAAGACTTACTACTGTTCCACTTTTTGTTCCACTTTCAATTTTTGTTCCACTTTTTCTCGAACAAAGACAAAAAACTTGCATTTTTGATCCAATGCTCCTAATATGGGTATTCAAGCGAAAAAGGAAAAATATCTATGTTTAAGCTATTTTCACTATCAGCAAGCGAGTTTCTGACCAAACGCTTATACCTTAATGATAGTGGGGATATTCAGAAAGGAAATTACCCCCCAGTCAAAGACTTTACATCTCATGACTTTGACATAAACAACCTTGCAGATTTCTATGCTGCAATCCAGACAACCGCCAACAATGGTTGGTGTCTTCTCAAAGGCGCATTACAAAGACCCCTGAATAATGAATCAAGAGCTGGCAGCACTGACAGCAATGGAGTGACGAACTGGATTTGTCTGGACATTGATGGATTGTCTGGCTTCAAGAGCATTGAAGACTTCATGTCGCAGCACCCTGTACTATCTGACATCTCATATATAGTCCAATACAGCTCATCCTCCGGGATATCCAAAAACAAAGGAATTCACGCTCATATATTCATTCTGTTGTCTCATGCCTACCATGCACAATATCTGAAAGGATGGTTGATGCAGCAAAACGTGGACGGTGAATTATTCAAAGGCAAGCTGATGCAGCAGCTTACACTGAACCGAACAGGGTCAACACTGCACTATCCAATCGATATCACTGCATGCCAGAACGACAAACTATTATATGTAGCACCGCCCGTGATTGAGCGAGGCGTAAAATTCAAGCTACCAGCAGAAGCTGGGGATCAATTCATTCACTTGGTCAAGAAAGCCAAGAATCAACTACCTATTGAACGGTTACAGAACTGTTCGATAGAACGATGGAAAGAAGAAGCCCGCAAACGGTTCAACATACTTCGAGACGAAGCCAAGCTACCCAAGATCAATGGTAAACCCAAGCGTGACAAGAATGGTATTGTAGTCGCTCCTGACTGCGGTGAATTCACCATCACGGAGTCTAAAGAAGAGCGTGGCTTCCGTTACTTCAATATGAACGGGGGGGATTCGTGGGCTTGGTACCATCCAATTGGCAAGCACAAGTACATCAATTGTTTCAAAGACCCTGATGTCAGTTATCTGACTGAGCGAATATTGCCTAATTATTACGCACAATGTGAAGAAGAACGACATTCAAGCGTATCCCAACGTAGAGCCGACGGTACAATACTGTTGGCTTTCAGAGACTTGCGTTCAGCCGCATATTTCAACGGATCATGGAATACTGATACTCAAGAGTTAGTGTTACACCCGGCTCGGTCAGAGGTACAACTGGACCACTTCCTTATCCAGCACGGTGAACTAGGTGGTGTTGATGGGTTCATCCCGCAATGGGACATGGAATTCAACCCACAGAACGACACTGTCTGCGACCCCTCACTTCGGTATTTGAATACTTACATACCGTCACAATTCTACCGGGCAGAACGACACCCGGCCCGAAACATGGACAACTGCCCAATTATTAAGCGCATTATCCTGTCCGCCGTTTCAGGAGGCGAATGGAATGAAGTTGCAGAGCATTTCCTGAATTGGATAGCAGTAATCATGCAACACAAGGTCAAGACACGCACAGCGTGGGTCTTGCACGGCAAGCAAGGCACTGGCAAGGGGTTGATAGCCAATAAGATACTATCGGTCCTCTTAGGCTCACGGTACGTGCAACAGAAGCGTATGTCTGAACTGGAAGAAAAGTTTACAGGTTGGCTGGAAACTGCCTTAATCGCTGTCATAGACGAGATTCAAGTATCTGCATCTCAGCGCAAGTCATTGATCTCATCTGACTTGAAGAACTGGATCACCGAACCAGTGCTTACCATGCGTTATATGAACCGCATGCCATACCAGACTGAGAACTACAGTAATTTTCTGTTGTTCTCAAACATGCCTGACCCCATCCAGATTGAGGATGACTCAGATAGACGCTATAACATCGGAGATTTCCAGAGCACGAAGCTGGTCATAACAAAGAAAGAGATAGATTCTGGAATACCCCCTGAACTTCCCTATTTCATGGACTACATAATGCAGCGAGAGGCAGATATGGACCGCGCTGGTGCGATCATCCGTAATCAAGCGCGTCGTGACGTAATCTCCGCCAACAAGAACTCACTGGACATGCTGTGCGAAGCATTACTGGACGGTGATCTTGGAGCATTCATGGCGGACTTGCCAGACACAAAGATGTTGAACGATGTAGCATCCGGCAATGCAGGTGCCATCGGCGTGCAATTCAGTCGTATTGTGTTGCGCGAGCTGGCAAAATTAACTGCTCTGCCTATGGCCGATCAGGATGGCTTCTTCCGTGTTCAGTCGAAACTGACAAGAGACGAGCTGGGCATACTACTGGAGTATGCAGTAGGCAACATGCCTTATAACCAACCTAGCAAACTGTCTCGGCTGTTATCACACAAGAAAATAGACGTACGAAAGATACGCGTCGAAGGTATACCACATCCTGTAATGGGTATCGACATCACATGGGTTGCATCACGCACATGGATTGAGGAGAATAAACCACCGGAGCAGAAAAAGGTAGTGCAGATCGTTGGGTCTGCCCGTAGTTCCAGCTCCAGCTCCAGCTCCAGCTCCAGCTCAATACCACTGAAAGGAAAGCTATGACCACACAACATGAACATGAGAAACGTGCGGCTGACCGCCGCCCATGTACATCATGCCGGTACAGTAGTCTACCAGACAGCGCATGCGCAAAGGCTATAGAACGGTTGAATATTGTGAAGATAGAACGTGAGTTATTCCGCTTTGAGATGGAAAAACTCATGGCTACACAGCCACTGGCGTATTACAGTCCGACATCCAACTCAGTATCGTTGTGTCGTGAAGACTTCCCTGCTGATGCTACTATATGGCCGTTGGTAATTCAGACTGCAAACACAGCAGCATTCAGCACATACGACATACTGGACATACCCCAACCCCAACCCCCAACCCCACCCCAAAACCCAACCCTTACACTTACCCGGCGAGGACCCCACATCATGATCATCACATCTCACGTCGCTGTAGCTGAAGTTACAGCGCTGATAGACGCTATCGAGAAAACCCACGGCCCTGATATTGCAGGATTGATAGTCTTGCTGCATCACATCAAGACTTTGAACTACGTTACTGTTATGGTGTGCGCCGAAGCCGGAATGCCGCCGGAGAGCTGTGCTGTAATCGTCGACGGTATCGTGCTCGTCACTTCAGAGATGATGAGTATGTTGCAGATCAAGATGGACCCGCACATGGACAGGGAGTTGGTAGACAAGCTCTTCGACGTGTTTCAAGCTGACATACACGCCATAATGCTACGCAAGGAAACCCCTGCGAACGACGACACCTCCGCCGCCTCTGCCTCCGCCTCTGCCTCCGCCCCTACCCCCATCCACACCTCTGTGCCACGCACGCACTATCATTGACATGGCTAAGCTGCCCATAGTATCCTGTGATCCTCGAAACTTCACAGAGCACAACGATACTATGTCACTCAGCCATCCCGAAGCACAGCGTATCAACACATGGTCTTATTCCCGGCTTCTGGACTATGAAGCATGCCCTCTCAGGGCGAAACTCAAGCATGTAGACAAGATTCCCGAAATTCAACACCCTGCTGCTGAACGTGGTACAGCCACGCATCTGCAAGCCGAAGACTTTGTATGTGGCACCACAAAGACACTGCCTGCAGGACTAAAAGCATTCGAGCAAGAGTTCGAGAAACTACGCGACATGCACCTCGATAACAAGGTCAGCCTTGAAGGCGAATGGGGGTTCGATAACGAGTGGACACCAGCACCTTATAAAGGCGCATGGCTGCGTGTGAAAGGCGACGCAGTTGCTCACACATCTTCTACTACCGCCGTAGTCATTGACTACAAAACAGGCCGTAAAGACGGTAATGAGATCAAGCACGGCGAGCAGGTACAACTGTATGCCATAGCCACGTTCATACGTAATCCTGATGTAAAGCACGTGACTGTCGAGCTATGGTATCTGGACAAGGACGACATCACCAAGCAGGAATACACACGTATGGAGGCGCTGCGCCACGTGCAGACGTTCCATAAGCGCGCTGAGAAGATGCTCACAGCCACAACATTCCCGGCGAATCCCACAGTGCACACATGTAAATGGTGCAGCTTCAGGTCCGACAAAGGCGGCCCATGTAACTACAGTGTAACTGCAGGAGAGTCACCACTGAAATTCTATAGACAGAAGTTCGGGTAAGCACTCGTTTCACCACCACCACCACCCCCACCCCCCCCCCCCCCCCCCCCACCCCCCCCCCCCCCACCAACCAAAA